GGAAATGACGTGGACTTTACCCCCCCAGATCAGCATCGCCAGCGCCGCCTTGAGCAGCTCGCCCAGGCGGTCGTGAAACGCGGCCTCGTCGATGACGATTAAACCCTGCCGTCCACGCAGGTTCGACGGGCGGCTCGATAGCGCCACAATCCTGAACCCCGACTCGGGAAAGCGGATGGTGTAGGTTTTGATGTGTTTATCGGCCTCGTCGTCTCCCTCCCAAAAGGCTTCCTGCAACTCCGTGGCGGCCTGGTTGAACACCCGCGCCCACATCGCGCAGGCCTGGATGTATTCAATCGTCATGTCCTGGTTGTAGGCGATGTAATACACGTTCATCCCGCCCGCGCTGCCCGCCCGCGCGGCGGTCAGCACGTTGTCCGCCGCCTCCGCCCAGGTCAGGCCCGTGCGGCGGGATTTTTCCACTACCTTGAGCGGGGAGGTGTCGGCCACCCAACGCTGTTGATAGGGCAGCAAGACCACCGGGGCGGGGGCGGTTGCGTGCTCGCTCACGCAATCGCCCCCAAAACTTTCAGCATCTCGCGCACGGATTCATCGCCGCCGTGGCCGCGTCCAGCCGCGTCCGCAACTCGGCCTGATAGCGCTTCAAATGCACGTTCGAGCGCGTCAGATCAGCAATGTTCCGCGCCGCCGCCGAGAGCAGCTTGACGCGCTCCTTCGGGTCGATATCCCCCTCTGAGGCTTCCTGCAAATTGAGGATGGTGTCGAACAATTCCGTCTGTACCAGCGCGTGCAACGCCTCACTGCGTGCGTCCTGTTCATCCGCCGCCGCTTCGCTGATCAGCCGCGCGGCCTCGGTGCTGGCCTTGATCGCCGCCATCCGCCGCTCGACCTTCTGCCCGTGGCGGTGAAGCGCGGACTTGGACAGCGCATACCCGCGCTCGCGCAACAGCGCTTCCAGCTCCGCATAGCCGCTGAAATTGCGCTCGGCCAGGGCCTTGTCCAGCCACTGGCGCACCTGCGCGGGAAGTGTGGATACGCTGCTGCGCCGGGCCATCGCATCAGCCCCAGTACTTTTCAGGGCGCGCAATCCCCGGCTCGCAGGCAAGCGTGTATTCGGCAATGTCCGCGCCGTAGCGGGTCAATTTGCCCCACCAGCGCCCGCTCGGCTCCTTGCGCAGCTCCACCAGTTTGCGCCCGTCCAGATAATCCAGTTCCCGGCGCACTTCCACCGGGCTGGTATCGGGGTAAATCGAACGCATGGTGCTCTGGATGATCTCCTCGGCCAGGCTCTCCGGGCGCGCGTTGTTCAGCGCCAAGAGCAGATACCAGCGCAGGGATTCGCGGCGGACTTTGTGCGGGTCAAGGGTGCTCATGGTGTACTCCGGTTGCCCTGCAACTGGATGTTTTCCAGCTTCAGCGCCAAGGCATCCAGCTTGGCCTCGATAATGGTCTGGTTGCGCACGTAATCCTCCCGGCGCACGTAGTGCAGGGGCAAATCGGCCTTGAGCTGCAACAGCTCGCGCTCAAACTCGCGCTCGACATCGCGCCCGCGCTGCAAATCCCGCTCCACCGCGCCAAAGCGCTGTTCCAGCCGCTTGTCAATCTGCGCCAACAAGACCTTGCCAAAGCCGATCAACAGGCCCAACACCGTCAGCGCCAGCGAAATCACCTGCCACAGTTCAATCATCATCGGGAATCCCCTGTATAAGCCCGGATAACGGCATCGGCCTCGCGTCCGACCCGAACAACAGCCGCCGCAAGCGCATCTCGCTCTGCCCTGGCTGCATCACGCTCGGCGGCGGTGGCGGCAACACCGGACACACGGGCACGCTCACACCCTTGCCACTGCTCGCGCAGCCGGAGAGTGCCAGCGCGCAAATCGGCCAGCACAGCCGCTTCCACCGCACCGGCGGCACGTTGTTCTTGCTCATGTTCGGCTCCAATCAAGGCCATGCGGGCCGTCAGGCCCTGTTCAATCGCGCGCGCATTGCGCACCGCATCGGCCAGGGCTTGGGCCGTGGCCGCGTCATGCCGCGCCTGTTCCGCGCCTGTTCGCGTTCGACGCTGTACTTGTGCAGGGACCACCCGGACGTAAACGCCCCCACGGCCAACGCCACCACCGACAGCACGGGAATGGGCGGCTTCATCCCGCGCCCCCGTCCAGCCGCGCCTGCGCGGCGGGCTGGTGCACCACCCGCGCGACCGCCGACAACAACGCCAGCGCGGTCGAAAGCGCCGCGTAGGGAATCTCCGCCAGCACCGGCTGCCATAACGGCAACACCTGTTGCAGCCCGGTCACGACCGCCGCCGCCAGCGCAAAGCGCACCGACCACAGGCGCGGCCAGACGCGGATGGATTTATCAAAACGCAGCGTCATATCCCCTCTCCCACTTGTGGGAGAGGGTGCCCGAAGGGCGGGAGAGGGTACGTGACCCCATGCACCGCCCGCTGCTCAAGCCCCGCCAGCCGCAGCCCGCTCACATACGTGTCAATGGGATACCAATCACCCGCCCCGTTCGGCGCGCCATTCTCAAAGCGCACAATCGCCCGCACCAGCGCGAGCATGGTGTCGTAGTCATACACATCAATCGGTTCATTCGGCCTCACGGCCAGCATCTGCGCCACCATGCGCACATAGGCATCGGTGTCATTCTCAACAGGCGGTGCCCAGCGGCTGATGAACTTGCGCACCGTATCGATGCGGCTGCCATCCTCCGCGCGCCGCTTGTCCTGATACGTAATCAAAATCCGCGCAATCGCCCGGATGCCCCACTTGGCCTCGGAAAACACCACAAACCGCGCATCCCGCTGGCCCAGCGCCATCCCCTGCCAGCGCGTCCCGTCACGCTCGATATTCCCCGGATTATGGTTGCGGATGCCACGCGGCAACCACACATTTGGCTCAACGGTCACGGCAAATGGCCCTGAAATCAATACAGGGCCACATGCTCACAGGAACAACCGCAAAAGTCCTTTAATGCAGTTTAAAGATTGCCGTTTGCTCCCAATCTTTAATCTACTTTAGCAGGCACCCGTGCCATCACCGCCGCAACATGACACCTCCACACCCTCCATTACAGGTGCCTCATGGTTGCTTCATGGTTTGATCCGGTGCGCAGACCCAAATCCCGCACGCCATTCCCCGTCACTCCCGACACCGTACCATCCAGCGCCACCTGGCTGGATGACGAGACCAGGGCCGACATTCACGCAGGCGATCAACGCGCACTGCTGCGCGCCATTGGCACCCTCGCAGGCGCATGGATGCGCACCGCCGGAACCTCCCCGGACTGCCGCCGTCTCGTCACCTGCTCCGAAACCGCCGGTTGCCTGCGTAATCCAACACCCACAACCCCCGTCCAACGCGCCTTCCTCGCCGCAGGCTGCGATGTGCTCGACCTGCTCGCGCTATCCCCTGAAGGTCGGCAAGCCATTCATGATCTCGGCTTTGAGCCAATCGCGCACCACGCCAAACGTAAACGATGACGCAGGCTTGAGCACATGTTCTTTCGCCTTGTTCCACAGCGTGTCATTACGCACCGCATCGGCAAATTCGCACCCCTCCCATGTCAAGCGGTTGATCCAGACAACGGGAGGCGCACCCAAGGATTCCTGTACATCGGCATCAATCAAACCCGCTTCCTGCATCCAGATCGCATGCAACACAAAATCCTGATGATCCACGCCTTCCAGCCCCGGCAATTGAGCATCGTGCGGCAACTCCGCAATCGCCAGTGCCATGCGCCGAATCAAGTCCATATCCCGTTTCATACTGCACCTCTCTTCTACGATTGAAAAAATCCCCCGCCGCCAAGGCGCGCGGGGGGCGAAATGCCTCAATCAACCCGACCGCCGTTTAGAACGCGCAGGCGCATCCTGACGTGCCGCTTGCGCTGCCGCTCGGCTCGCCGCGCGGATCACCGCCTTGCCCTGCGCATCACACAACCGGAAATCGCTCAATAACCGCGCTTCCTCCGCATTGACGTCCGGGCGCGGCGGGGGATCAGGCACCACAGACAAATGCGAGGTGGGGAGGCGTTGGCCGGTGAGGATGTAAAGGACATCTGCGCCTTGCTGCGCTAGCCCTGTCAGCACATCCCCTGTTGGGGTTGCATTTCCCCGTTCGTATTGCCCCCAAGTGACGCGACTTACGCCAAAAAAGTCAGCGGCATGCTGCTGCGTATCCCACAGGCGAGCGCGTTCCTCCGCAAGGCGTGCATGACCTTGAAAAAAATTCTTATCTTTTTTCATGAGACCGCTTGACAATGATAAAAATATTTATCATGATGGCATCACGTACCCACTAACTACTTCCCAAGTAGAGGCAAGACATGAAGCTGTTGACCCCAGAGCAAGTCAGGCAACGCCATCGCCGCAGCGGCCAGCCGTTGAGCCAATGGG